ATTCCAACTAGTAAGGTATCTGTTACCGTTTGTTCTACCTTGATTAAACCACTCAGTTTCAATAGCAGAAGCTACTTGAGAGCCGTACTCTCTTGAAGCTTTTTCAGCGTCTGGCACTACCTGACTAGGAAAAGCGCTATTTGAATTAGTATATATTTTCATTTATTCAATTATTTTTGACAATGTACCTTTGTTATTATATCTTTTAAAACCTAAATTGTAAGAAGGTCTTTTGAATGTCGGGTTTGGTTTATACTTGTTTTTATTGCAAGCCATAATAGCTAAGCCTGAGCTTATAGACGCATCATGAGATGTTCTATTATTTATATTAAATTTAGCCCAATCTTCAAGAGTTCTTTGGAAATAAACATCACCATAATTACCATCGTCTTTTAAACCAACGTGGTGTTCTATATAAGATTCTATTGCTGCTGCGTGAGCTTGCTTTATATCTTCACTAGAGTTTGGTATTCCACCTATTTCTCTCTCTGTGGTTGATAATTTACTATATTTTTTATCTGGTCTATTTATAGAGTAACCTCTATAACCTCTACGTTTAAAGTAATACAACAGTCTAGGTTTGTTGTTTTCAGCAAGTATTGGCATGCCATAAAAAACACAAGCCATTAATACATCTTCAAAAAATATTTCAGCTGTTTGAGGTCTAGATATATATTCTAGGAAAAAATGATTTGATGGAACATTATCCATGTTAAACTTAGTTAAACCATGTAAAGCTCCATTAGATCCTCTTCTGTCTACAGTTCCAGATATATCGTAACTGTCACAACCAAAAGCTCCCATGTAATCATTGCCAGGCCATTTAAGTCCGTTTTTCTTTATAACACTGTTTTGCATTTCAACAGATGGTATCCAAGATACAAAAAATCTACCTTGCTTACTAGGCATAAAAACAACTTTAGTATCTTTTACGCCGTTAACCCATTGAAAATTACCTTGTGTTATTATTCCGCTGTTTTTTAAATCAGCATTCCAGTCTACTTGTTGATATATTTTAGTAAGATTAAATAAAGATGATTTAGCCTCGTCTCTAAACGCGTGCTCTTCTGTTCTTGGAAACTGTCGGTAAAATTCATTTAAACCATCTTGATCTTCTTTAAGACCATTTACTTCATTTTGCCAGTATTCAATCACACCTAGCTTTATATCAGAACCGTGTGGATCTTTTACAGCTTTTTTTGGCGTGTCGAAGACAGGTATGCCATAAGAATCAATGTATCCTTCGTAGTTCCATTCCATAGGTATGAACAAAGAATATAATCCCGAGCTAGTCTGCCCATTGGCGTTTCTTTTTGTAACATCTGAAGCGTTGTATAGTTTCTTAAAATTATCTCCTCCTTTATCTAAAGCGTTTGATGTACTTCCCATCATACACTTACCTATAACTTTACTACCTAATCTTAACGTTGTTTTTGTGACCCTCCAGTTGTTGAGGATGTTGTTCGGCCTTTCCCATTTACCCGATTCATCGTGGACGAGGAGTTTGAGTTTTTCCCCATCATAGGAGTTATCACCGGTGTTCTTCCAGTCGATGGTGGTGTCAAGACCGGTAATCTCCTGTACCTTCGTATTGGCGTCAAGCTTTCTACGGGTGAATTTGGAGGCTGGGACCCTATACGCGAGTTCTGTCTTCGGCCTGTCCATACCGTCCTGGATCGGTTTGAAAAAGAAGGGATAGTTGACGGAAATTGGTACCACCTTATCTGTGAACATCTTCTTAGCATCGGGACCAGATTTGGACAATATTCCGAACCGTGAATCCGTTGATATTGTAGCAAGGTTGACCGATTCAGCTGAGGACATAAATGAGAAACCTGACCTACGGTTTTTAAGATAACACATTCCATATGACCTGGGATCGGATTTGCAAGCCTCCCAAAATATGTAGAATAATCTATTTGATTCTCTAAAGTCTGGCTTCCCAACATCAATCTTGGACCACTGCAAGTACATGTAATGAGTACCAGTGATATAAGTAGGAACGTTTTTGTTAATAAACCAAAAACCTTCTTCACGTCTAGTAAATTCTTTGTCAATATAGTCATACCATTTTTCTTTAAAATCCAACGGGTATTCTTCCCAGTCGAACACAGATTTAATTTTTTTTAATTGCTTCGGGTATTCAGAGTAGCTCCATTTATTATTCTCAAAGTCTACCACTTCATTTTCTTTTGGTAAAGCTATTTTAAGATTTTGTATTTCATATACCTCTCCTATCTGACCTGTTTTACTTATTACTACTAGATCATAATCTTCGTTGTAACCATATTCCCACTTCTTATGTTTGTTTTTGTGATTTAAAGTTTTAGGATCAACATAGTTTTTTAATACCTTGTATAGAGTTTGCTCGTACATTATCTAGATCTACCTTCAGCAAAACCTTTAAAAGCTGTTTCTTCTTTAACTTTCTTAGGTTTTTCGTTTAACAAATCCTCTTCTTCTTGTATTCTATTTAGTATTTCAAAAGCATCAAATATGGCTAGCTTTTTTGTAGCTGCTGCGTTTTTTAGTCTATCCGCTGATATATCATCATCAGAATCAACAATAGCTTCTTTAGCTACCTTTATTAATTCTTCAACTGCTACTTGCCCAGCTTGGATTATATTCCTCTTGGTTTTGTTGATCTCCATATTTAATTACAATATCATTTGATTTCATACAATACAATCGCTCTTTGTCTACAATAAAGTCATATTCACCATAAGGCGTGTAGCCTACCGTGTCACCCTCGTTTATTCCTAGAGCTTCTAAAGAGCTATTACCTATTTTAAGTACACCAATAAGTTTTTTCTCTTTACTTACTTCTAAACCATCTCTATCAACTAGTGGTTTTATAAAACATCTACTATTTATAGAGTTCCATTTGTCTTTTTTCTTATAAAGATACACTTGATCTAGCGCACAGAAATACAAGCCATCAATAAATGATGATCTACTTTTCTTTTTAACGCCTTTCATATCGTAAAACGTACGAAAAACATTGTGATGTATAATTATTAAATCACCTTTACTTATAGGTGTTTTAAACGCTTTAGGAACTTCTACAACCTCAGCAATATTATTAACAAACTTAAAGCTTTCTATTTTAGTATTAAGTATTATTTTTTTATCGCCTATTTCTATTTCATTGTCGTATTCGTTTCCAACCGGTCTAACTATAAAGTCGTATAAACTTTTCATTAGTATTCTAAATCGTATTCAACGGATATAGCCATGTTAGAATTAAACTTCTTCCATGGCAATACATCGTTGTTTTTCTTTATGTGTATATTATAAGAATTGTCTGAGCCTTCAAAAAGTATATGCGATATCTCATGACCACCATATACTTGTTGACCTACAGAATAATGCATAGCATCATTTTTATAGTCAGACCCAATACTAATCTTTCTAATATTATTTGCCATCTTCCTGTTCGATGTCAGTGTAAGAACCGTCTTTCAAATCTATATTGACTTGGCCATACTGCTCTTCTAATTCTTTCTTTGTTTCGTCTATCTTTACAGTTACTTCTTTAATAGCTGCATGTGCATTTAGTTTTTGCACATCTAATAAACCTATATGTCTCAACAAATCATTCATCTTTGTTTGTTGCTCAGTTACAGTTTTTAATTGCTCTTCTGTAATCTTGTTTACTTTCATTTCTTTTACTTTACTCATAATTTAACTTAATTTAATTGTTTTTTTACTAATTTAATACCGTATACAAACCACACAACTGCTAAAAACACAGCTAATATAGGTATGCTCATATCCCAGGAATACTTTTGTGTACTTGGGTATTGCCTAAGCACGTAAGCTAAGAAGTGATAACCAGGTAATAAAAGTATGTACAATACTATTTTTACATATTTCATTTTATTTAATTTAATTAATACTCTTACTATTTATTATTACTTATAGATTTGAACTTTTCCACACCTCGTGATCCAAAATAAGCTATATAAACAGTTGTAAGTAACTGTTTTAATAATGCAATCCACTCTTGCTCTACCGTAAAAGATATTTCATGGTGACTATCAACCCATATAAGAGCTATAGCCATAAACGATAAAAATATTAAAGCCATAGGTCGTGTGTTCTTAGAAAGCCACGAATCTGATTTCATATCGCTTTCCCAACGCCTTGTTATTTGACTCTCTGCTTCTGAATTAGCTTTATCCATTATTTCTTGGATTTGCTTTTTAATTAGCAGTTTTTCTTCTTCCGTGGTAGTAAGCTTATCGATGACGTTACCAACTTCTTTGATAACGCCACCCGTAAGCCATTGAATTATTTTTTTCAATTAAAATTTACTTTTTAAGTAAGATAAACCTCTACCTAACATAGTACCATCTTGATTTGCATCATTAAAAACAGTATCTCCATCACCTACTGGTTTATTTGTTCTTGAATCACTTACGTATCCAGTCTTAACAGTTGGTGTTTTAATTTTATTTTCTGGTGGAAAAAAGTTAGCCCCTATCATAGTTTCTCCATATCTATTAACAGATCCAGCTTTACCTCCAGTTCTTCTAACTGTATTCAAGTGATCACCAGGATAAGTATCATCAGATCCAGTGCTATCAAAAAGCATTGAATTAGCAAGTTTACCAACAACCCCTAAGTCTTTGTGTTGAGGATCGTGAGTAATAGTTAAATTATTACTTGCTTTTTTACCTACTAAAGATCCTCTACCCATTCCTCCTGTGTTTGGGTTTAAACCGTAAGATCCACTAGTCTTATGAGTATGCACTCTGTCGTCATCTCCATGTCCTTTATCAGCTGGTCCATGCTTCATGTATTTAGCAGCACCTCCATTGGTCATGATATCTTGAACTTTAGCTGCTCCTTTTTGGTAGCAATTTTTTCTTGCTGAACCATTAAAAGATTGGTTGTAACCCATTCTTGAAGCTCCTTTACCATCTTCAGCATAATCAGGCACACCATTTCCGTTTGCGTCTGGTTTTTTCTTAGCAGCTCCTTTTTGGTTTGCCGCTAACTCCTTTGCTGGAGCGCTTGATTTTTTAGCAGAATAACTTCCGCCATCTTGATTTGTTTTCATTTTTGCCATTGTTGTTTTTTTAATTTGTTTGCTTTAATTTTCTTTCCGCGGCGTATGCGTCTTTTTCCCAAGGACCTTTACCGGCTTGCATTACTGAATAGTCGTACTCTTTTCCTTTAAACATTACTTTACCAGCTCCTTTAGAATCAACCTCATAATCTAATCCAGTGCCTGGATTTTTTAATTCATCTTTATATTGATCAACGTGAACTTGTTCATGAGCTAATGTTTTCTCTAATTCTACTGGATCTTTTAAGTTTTCGTTTAAAATGATAACCCCGTTTTTAGGTGTTCTAGCAAATACAGGATCTTCTCCCATATCTCTTTCGAACACAGATGTACTCATCTTGCTTAAATCAAACGGAGAATTAATTTTAAATGCCATGTTATCTTCTGTAAGGAAACTTTTCGTTAAACCACTCTTGCCTATTATTACAACCACAGTTAATGTTAAGACCATCAGATACTTTGTCTACGATAGTCTTAACACCTGTTTTCTGTGTGAATTTAGCAATGCTGTCGCCAAGTCCTCTAGATTTCATCTACTATAGAGTTGAATCAGAACTAAATACAGCGCTTGACCAGTACATTTGGTTGCTAGATGGTAATCCAGCTCCGTCTTTACCTAACTGGCAAGAAGCAGCTACACCACCAGGGTTAGCTGTTAAAGCTTTTATGATAGATTGAGAAGGCATGTTAGCAGGTACAGTAATTGCAACTGGCTCATCAGCGTTAGCTGGAGTAGCAGCTCCAATAGGGCTTTTTGAAACTTGAAGAGTAAGTATTCTACCACCAATAGTATCTGCTGGTACAGCAGCTCCGTCAGCATGACCAACTCCTAGTCCAACAATTCCTTTTAATGTTACTACTACACTGTAGTTTCCTGCTGCTACAACATCTCCTACGTTTTCAATGTCATCAACGTTTACTAATACATCTCTAGAGTAATCTCCCCCAGCTGCTAAAGTAGCGTTGTCGTTTGCGATTTTAAATTTTACAAATTTTGCCATAATTTTTGTTTTTGTTTTTGTTTTTGTTTTTGTTTTTGTTTTATGTGATTTATCAGTTTACTCTGTTTGTTTTAATGATGTTTTTCATCATACTTAAGATCTCCAGCTAATTTTGAAATGTGTTTTTCATCAGCTGTCATAGCTATATCACTGTGACCATGTTCATTGTCATAATCAATATCTTCTTTTAGATACTTCATGTGATGCATGTCATCAGCTCTTGTAGCTTTGTAATTATGTTGAGTTACTCTAGTGTGCCTGTGGTAATTACCAGAGTATTGTCCTGTATATCCTTTTTTTGTATCCATATCTTATCTTCCTACTATAAAGTCACCTACTGTTATACCTGTTCCTGCAACTGCTGTTACATAATCTACAGCCACGGGAAGTATAGTTCCTGATTGTAAACCTTCAAATGTTATAGCTTGAGACGGTGCTGGTGCACCTCCTGTTGCTGATACCACTCCTGGTAATATTACAGTTATTTTTGCATCACCAGCAGTACCCATGTCTCCACAGTATATTACAGATGAGTTTAAGTTAGTACCTAATACGCCTGATTGATTTTGAAATTCCCAAGCTGGTCTAACATCTATACTTGCAATCATTGCACCTGTCAATGGCATTGCTTTGCTTATTACAGCATCTTGTGTTCTAAATAGTCCCATTTATTTTTTTTTAATATTGTTTTCCTTGAGCACACAAAACAGCATTTAAACCTTTATAAGGCACAGCTGCTTTTGATATTTGCATACCTGTTATTCCTGAGCTAGAGCCCATTCCGTGTACTCTACCTTCTTGATCTAATGGTCCGTCCCATATAGCGCTTTCACCTACTACGCCGTGAGCGTTTTTAGATGCCATAGTTTCATTGTAATTTGGATCTGTTTTATGCATAATTTTTTTTATTTACATGTTAATCATAGGGACGTTCATAGACTGCTCTAGCATTTGTTGCTGAGGTTGAAATGTTCCTGTTATCTGTTCGTTTGGTAAACCAAAAGCTTTTTCACTTATAGGGCTATTTTGCATTTGCGATACACCCATCATACTTGGATTGGATTTT